GTTACTCTGGCTCTAGGTTTAAATTGGAGGAAGGTGCAGAGGTTCGCATCATCAATGATGATGAAGTGATTGCCACCATTCTCGATCCAGATGACATAGTGAGTTTATAATGAATGAACAAGAAAACACTCAAACAATTCAGCCAGAGGCCGAAGAGTTAGAGGTAGAGGTAGTAGATCAAGTTGAGGAGCAAACAGGACAGTCTGTTTCTTCGGATGATGAATTAGAAAATTATACAAAAGGAGTTTCTAAAAGAATCAACAAACTCAACGAAAGAAATAGAATGGCAGAAGAAAAAGCTGCTAGACTTGAACAAATGCTGGCCCAGAAAGAAATGGAGACAGCAAGCATGTATCAAGTGCAACAACAGACTAGAGATCAGTTGCTTTTAAAAGAACAAGAGGCCCTTGAGGCCAAGCAAAACCAAGCAGATGATTTGTATAAAAAAGCTATACAATCTGGTGATGCGGAACTAATAAGCAAGGCTGATACGCTTAAAAGCGATTTAAGTATACAAAAAGAAAAACTTAAAGTTGCAAAACAACAAGCCGAGCAACAAAATTTTCAAAATCCCCAGGCCGTGCAGCAGCCAATGCAACAGGCAGTGCAGCAGAATCAAGAAACACCGCCAGCAACGAAAGAGGCAAAAGCCTGGCATGAAAAAAATTCTTGGTATGGCGATCAATCTGATCCAGATAATTGGCAGGCATCGCAATTTGCATATTTTACGCATTACAATTTAATTAACGAAGGTTATGAGGCAGACTCAGATGAATACTATGAGCAGCTTGATAACCGAGTAGCAAAAG